CCTGAGTAATGTGCAACATCGCTAAAGGCGTGAACCTCAACCATTGCACCAATACCTTTTTCAACCTTGATGCCTAGCACTTTTTCAGAACATGCTGCTAACCCAAGAGCGTTGCGGTTTCTGTTGTCGATGATAAACATCGCCATCAGTGTGTCAAAGAAAGGTTTAGTAGGCACTACGCCACGGTAGTACTTAGCAATTGACTTAAGGTCAAACTTAACGTTGTGACCAATCTTTAACTTGTCACTAAAGAACAACGGCTTGAGTGCCTTGAACACATCGCCAGGGAGTAACTGTGCTGGCGGTGCATCAAACACAGGTGTCCATTTGGCTTGATTCTTTGAGTAGTCAGCATCTGTAAGAGTCTTTCCTGCTTCAAACTTACGCTTACCACTTAACAACATCTCTTTATCCCAGTGCAGGAACTCACCATTAGGGTGACCCATAGGGATTACATCTGTGCGACCCTCTGTTGCTAGGGATATCCACATAACATCATTAACTACAGGTTGGATTCTATTTTCGCCAACTGTTTCTACGTCAAAAGCAAACGCATCTACCTTGGAGTAAAACTCAACAAGATCTTTTAACTGTTCTTTAGTCGTAATAATATTCATTTAAATCCCCTCAAGAGTTTGGTGTAGGAGAGCCTGAACCGTAATATGAACAGGCTCTCCCACGTTGGAAGTGCGGCTTACGCTACAGAGCGAGCAACCTCAAGCATTTCGGAGCGAGGGGTCTCTCGAATAACTTCTGCTGTGAACGGTACAGCGGCTGCTACTAACTCTTGAACAGCATCGCTGCTCAACTTCCATTCCTCAGCCAGGTCACGCCCACGAACAAAGTTGAGGGTGTACTGTGTTGTTGGTCCTGAACCTAGGCGAGAAACTTCCCAGAACTCCTTTGACAGAGGTCCTTTGCGCTCATCATCGTGTGCCTTCTTAATCTGGCGAGCAAGTGATGGTGGTGCTGTAAGAATTTGAACTCCTTGTGAATCCCCTGATAACACAAGTACGTTGAATGAGAACTTGCCACGTGGCTTGTCTCCTAGCACGTCACAGAGTGGACATGCTTCTCCGATACAAACAAAAGACTTCTTACCCTTTGGGCGTTCGATCCAGTGCTGTTCGTATGATGCGAATGGTTGATCTTCAAGGAACTTAACAAGTTGTGGCTCTTCGCTAAACTTGAAGTCAGTAGGAAAATCAGATGAGTTTTCCTGAACTAGTGAGTCGAATGCATCCCAACCCTGTTGGACTGTTGTTCCAACCTTTGGCATTGCATCTTCTGTGTCTTCTGAGAGGTATGAATCTGCCTCTACTGTTGGTTTGGTTATTGGCATTTGTTTCCTTTGGTAATGAGGCCTATTGGCTCTCGTTGGATGTGATTTCCTTCCAGCGCTTTACTAAAGCCTCTGTTAGGTCTTCGTATTGGTTCCACTCTACACGAGCAGATCCGAGCAATCCTCTACGGCTGAATTCCTCAACCGTAGATTCAATGAGTGCACGAGTATACACTCGATTTCCTCCAGTCTTTTGACCCTTAAGAGTCTTAGACCGAAGTCGATACGGTGCACGTGGGATATACCCCTTGCGCTCCCATAAGCGGATAGTCACAATGGTCTTCTCTAACGCTTGCGCTAACGCACCGATAGTGAATACCTCTGTCTCCTGTCCACCTAGTGTTTTAATAATTGGGTTTGCATCCCAACCATTGCTCTCCCCCGCCTTACGGCGAGAAACTTTTGGGTCTAACTCACGACGTTTACGCTTTGATCCAGGGACGTATTCAAGATCAGCAAACGCTGCCTCGATCTCATCACTGCCACGCAACCCTGCCATGTGTTATCGCTTCTTCATAACTAATGCCCACACAATTTGTTGTGGGTACATCTCTTCAATTTCTTCTTCAGTAAGTTCGTCGTTGTAAAGAGCAGCCATCAATGCGTCTTCATCTACAACACGAATTGTTTTGTACAGAGTATCTTCCATACCTTTTTCAGTAATGATTTCTTCTGCACGAAGTTCGTCAACCTTGCGTGATACACGACGTTGTTTTACAACAGCAACCGCACCATCGATGTCTTCGTCAAGTTCAATAACGATATTTCCTGATGAGTCTGCTTCACCTTCAGCATCAAGTTTCTCAAACAACTTTGCCTTAAGTTCTTTCTGTTGCTTTTCCCAGTACTCAAGTTGTTGTTTTACAAACGAGTAGTTGCGTGCTTGTGATGCAAAATCATCTGCATCACCCATGCGTGGTTCTTCTGGTTTTACTCTTGCCATGTGTCCCCCTATGGTCTTGCTTTCTGTAAGAATCCTATCAGACTGCCGACAGTCAAATCGACGCCACCTTTAGCGTTGATTCCCTGACCATCCATTACAGCATCTGCTACAGCGTTCTTCTGTTGGAGCATATCATGCTGGCGTTCTTCAATAGAATTCTCAACGATAATGTCTTGAATAGTGATACTAGGCCAACGGCTAGATGCTCGTTTGATACGACCGTTACGTTGTACCGCAAGCCCTGCTGACCAAGGTAGGTCATAGTTTACCAACAAGTTTGCGTTAGGCAAATCGACGCCATAGCCACCTGCATCAGAAGAGATAAAGACACGGCACTCTGGATCAGTAAGGAATTTTTCCTTGCTGGCTTCTTTCTCCTTGGCATTCATATTGCCTGTGTATAGGGTTCCACCCAATTCTTGCTGGATCATGTCTAGCATTCCTACCCATGAGGTAAAGATAACTACCTTTGCATCTGGGTCTGTGTCTAGGTGATCATTTACATACATCTTTAGTTCTTGCAGTTTCTGGGACTTAGTAACCCCATCTAATAGGCCCCGTTCTTTTAGGCTGGATGCGTATGCACTTCCGCTACCTTGTTGTTCATCAAACATTTTGGCGCTGTGCTCTAGCAGTGCTGGGTGATCGCACAGCATACGAAGAGCAGTTATCTTAGACATTATGGAACCACGCATCATATCTGCAGGACTTCCAGGCTTATTGTCGTGACCATAATGGGCAAACAATGAGAACGATGCACCTAGTAGTTGCTGTGCTTCGATCAACTCGTTGCTTAACTCATCAGCAATAAAGTTATAAAGTGTAGATGTTTTTTTATCTAAAGAAACAGTTAATGGATCACGATGAATTGTATCTGGAAGGTATGGCGCTACATCTGGGTCTGTTTGAATCTTACGGACTGATGCTTGTTTCATCTTCTCATGAAAGATAGGAAGATTGCGGTAACGCTGAACTCCACCGAAATAATTGCGTACAATAAATGTTTGATCGAAAAGATCAAAGCGACCCAGAAGAGTGTCATCAACAAACTGCATAATGCTATAGACCTCTTCTGGCCTGCCATTTTCAATAGGAGTACCAGTCAAAGCAAATCTAATAGGGATCTTAGATGCCAGTTTCTTTACAGCCTTAGACCTCTTTGAACGAAAGCCTTTGATTGCAGTTGCTTCATCGCAGATAACTGCGCCCCATTCATAATCTTTAATAAGATCCCAGTCAGCCACAATAGTTTCGTAGTTACAGATCACGTAGTCAGTGTGGTCTTCCCACTCCATGTCACGCATCCAACGAACAGTGCGAACAGATTTTGCACCATCGATAACACAGGTTCCAGAGTCAGAAAACTTTTTAATTTCTTTCTCCCACTGATACTTTAAACTTGATAGACCAATGACTAACACTGGCTTGGTGATGTCTCCTTGTTCCTTTAACTTCTCAACAGCCGCAATGGTCATACAAGTTTTACCCAAACCCATTTCGTAAGCAACAAGCATTTTCTTACGATTTACCATCTTGTCAACAGCCTCTACTTGGTAGGGCTTGAGAGTTCCATTAAACATTAGTCAATAGGAGTTGGCGCTGTTGCCAACGTGCCACATAGGTGGCACTCCATGTCTAACATGTACATTGAGATCTCTCCGTACTCATCAAACATTGCTTTGATATTCCACAATGTAGATCCACAAATGCAGACAGATGTTGGGTT